ATGCAACAAGTAATTAATACTACTGATGTTGGAGATACTGCGCATAAAGAAAATTTAGTTACAGATCATTTTTATTATAAACGATTAAAAGAAAATCACGCTGAAGTAAATGAAGTTATTGGTGTTGTATTAGGTGGTTCATATAACCTATTAACATGGCTTACTACAAATAAAATAAGTAATAAACAAAAAATAGTACCAGGAGTTTTTGAGTTAGTAGTTGAGAACTCTAAAGAAGAAGTTGATTTACTTTTAAATAAAATCGAGACGCTTAAGAGACCGTTTAGTATGAATATACTTAAGTAATCTTATTTGATTCAGTAACTTCAGCATTAACATCAATTATAGACTTATCATTTATAAGCTTAGCCATAATTTCTTCTCTACTCATAGTTAACGCATGACTTTGATCAGATGTTTGAAGCTCTTTCCTAGATTCAATATCCATTTTCTTAGAAGTAATTGTAGTGTTTGTCTTCTTGTCCTGTATAACAATTTTGTTTAATGTTTCGATTGCTCCGGAAGAAGCTTTAATTAACTCTGCTAAAGATGATATATTCTCAGCCTCGGGCATATGATGTACCACTTCCTTCATGTTGTCAATTAGCTCTAAACTATCTTGAATTAATTTAGACGATTTGTTAATGACAAACTCCTCTACATCCTCCTTACTTAATTCAGGATGTTCTTCAGCTGCTCGTTCTAGCATTTTACTATCAGCTGGTATATTTTTTAATTGCGATATTAAATCATCTGGATTAATGTCATCCATAAAAGTATTTACTTGAAAAATCTAAATTATATACTATATTTGATGTATATGAGTAACGACGAACAAGACAATCAACCTAAAATGTATTTTGTAAAGACACACCCGGATGCCCAACTACCAGCACGCGCACATGCAAGTGACTCAGGATATGATGTATGTAGTGTTGAAGAAGTTATTGTTCCTGGCAGAGGAACAGTTGTTGTTCCTGTTGGTCTAACACTCGGTTACCTTACAAAGGGATGGTGGTTTCGTGTTGAGCCTCGCAGTGGTCTAGGATTTAAGCATAACCTACAACCTCATCTAGGTATTATCGATAATGGGTATAGAGGAGATTTAGGAATAAAGCTATACAATTTTAGTGATACTAATGTGACATTAATTAGGGGTACTAAGATTGCCCAACTAGTATTATATCCTCACGTTGTAGCTGAAGTAGGTTATATAGAAGAAGCCATGGATGCAGATCGAGGAGATGCGGGCTTTGGTTCTACAGATAAATGACAATTTCTGACATCTGGTGTGAGAAATATAGACCTAGTACTTTAGACGAAATAGTACTAGATAACTCAACGCGGAATTACTTTAATAAAGTAAAAGAGGAAAAGAATGTACCTAATGTATTATTTGTTGGTCGCCCCGGGATTGGGAAGACTACTCTCGCCAAAGTAATCGTTAATGATTTATTGAAATGTCAATACCTTTATATTAACGCTTCTGATGAGAATGGAATAGATACCATTCGAACAAAAGTTTTAAACTTTGCACAAACAAAAAGCTTGTTCGGTGATATTAAAATTATTATTCTTGATGAGTGTGATGGGTTATCACTCGACGCACAAAAGGCTCTTAGAAACTCTATAGAAGAATATCACGATCTAACTCGATTTGTATTAACTGCTAATTATAAACATAAAATAATTCCTGCATTACAAAGTAGATGTCAAGTATTTGATATTAACTATGACAAAAACGAATACATGTCTAAGTTAATATCTATAGTAAAGGCTGAGAATGTAAAAATTAATAAAGAACAATTTACTACAATTGCTAATAACTGTTATCCAGATTTTCGAAAAGGTATTAATGCTTTACAAAAATACTTTTTATCTGACGGTAAGGATGAAAATGTATTTAATTCAAAAGAATTCTTCGACGGGTTAGATGACCTTCTTATAGATAAAAAATACACCTTAATACGAAAACATATAATTGAACATGAATCATTGTTTAATAATGATTACGATGAGTTGTTTAAACACTTGTTTGATTATCTGTACGAATCTTCAATAACTGAAGACAAAAAAAGAGACTGTCTAATTACAGTCTCGAGATATTTTTATCAGAATAGTCAGTGTATAGATCAGGAGATCAACTTCTATTCTTGTATCTTAGATTTACGCGTTTAAGTACTTTGCAGTGCTTAACTTATAATCCCCACCAGGGACTTTAGTCTGCTGACCAACGTCAATAGTAGGTTCTTCAACATCCTCAGGCTTTAAAGTAGATTTATCTTCCTGATCATTTGATGGATCTTTTTGTGTTGCTCTAGCAGCGTCCTTACAAAGAGTAAGTTCAAGTAACTGAAGAGGTAATGATAAGCTTTGTTGATAAAAACCAGGAGCATATTCTACAACAATATCAGCAAACTGATTATTAAATCCTTCATCTTTACCAGGGATAGTCTTTGCAGGATTCTCATATATAGCTCTCTTTATTGTAGAAAGCATGAGAGGTTTACCCTGCTCAGCTAATGTTATAATCTCTTCTACATATGCTTTACGAGATTCGCTTAACTCTTTATACCAATCAGATGATTTAAGATTACTCGCGAACTTAACATAATCTCCAGCAATAGGCCCGGATTTTACAAACTGCCCGATCTGCTCCTCGAATAATGTATCAAACTTACTCATTTAAATTATTTATTCTTTTAAGCACTTTAAAATTAAATAATTATAGATGGCTCTTAAATTAGACATACTCAAAGCCGCGAAAAACACTGATAGTTTTCGTACATATTCATATGCAGATCTACATTTAGACCTAGAACTTAATAGTTACATGTCAGATAAGACTGTAGGTACGAGTAAGAACGCTCAAGATCTAAAATTAAGCTATGATGAGAATGCGATTTACAACTCAATAAGAAATATTTTTAATACAAAGAAAGGACAGAAAATACTTGCACCTACGTTTGGGTTAGATTTAGAACAATACTTATTCGAAAACATTTCTAAAGAGAATGGAGAATTAATAGGTACTACTATTTTTGAAGAACTATCATTATACGAACCAAGAATTACGGTAGATAACGTAGATATTGTTGCACGTCCGGAACAAAATGAATATAAAATCAGTATATCTATAACAATACCGTCCTTAAATAATAAAAAAGGGACTGCTAGCGGCATATTAACACCAACAGGATTTAGATACTCATAAAATGGCAAACTTTACACAATTTAACTTACCGACCGACGCGTATGCAAGTTTTGATGCACAGAGCTTGAGAGATCTAATTATATCTAGAATTAATAACGACAGTACTATTAATTTTACAGATCAAAATTTCGAAGGTAGTAATATCTCCGCTCTTATAGATATAATTTCATACTCATATCATACATTATTATTCTACTTAAACCAAACTAGTTCAGAGAGTAATTTTAACGATGCAGAACTATATGAAAATGTAAACCGAATAGTTAAACTTATCGACTATAAACCAACTGGAAAACAATCAAGCGTATTACCGATAGAAATACAAGGTACATCTGATCTATCCGCTGGGTATTATACTATACCTAAATTTACATTTGCTAGTGCAGGTGGAAAAACATTTACATTTACCCAAGATCTTACATTTGAAAAAATAACATCTGAGACTGAAACAATAACAGCTACCGGTAATCAATTACTATATGAAGGTACTATTGAAGAATATCCTATTATTAGACCTATAGGTGAAAAGTTTGAAACGATACACTTAACACCAGGTGGTGATACTATAATTGATCATTTTAATACGTCTGTATACATAAAAGAAATCAACGAGCAAGATAAATGGTATGAATGGAAAAGAGTACCTAGTATATATTTAGCAAACGCAAACGAGAGGGTGTTCGAGCTCAGATATAACGAGAATAAAACATATGAAATTAAGTTTGGTAATAGTGTTAACGGTAAGAGACTAAATCAAGGAGATCAGGTGGCCATCTACTATCTCAAATCGACTGGTGTAAACGGAAAGGTCACTAAAAACACATTTGTAAATAGTACTGTTAATGTATATAATACAGCTCAATATGATGAAATTCTTGCAGATGTAAAAGATACATCATTAAACCATCTTACAATCGTTACAGCGATAAACGTTAATATTAGTAATACAGACGATAGTACAGATTTCGGTGAAGAAGAACAGGTATCAGAAATAAAGCAAAACGCTCCAAGATTTTTTAGTTCAGAATATAAGTTAACTACTAAAGGCGATTATAAATCCTTCATCCAACGAAACTATAAAAATTTAATATATGATGTTACAGTACAAAACAATAGTGATTATACTAACGGATATTTAAAATATATTAACGACGAACTTGGTCTTACGGATTATACATTAGACACTAACGCATTGTTCAATCAATACCATTTTGCAGACAGTGCTGATGTGAATAATATATATCTTACTATTGTTCCAAATCTGCGCAAGAATAAGACAGTAGTTACTAGATCAAATTATCTATCAAATGCATTAAAAGAAAAAATAAGAAGTGAAATTGAAGATTATAAATTACTAAATAGTGAAATTGCGTTTATTGACCCAATGTACTTGAACTTAGATTTATCATTAACATTTTCTGGAGAAAAAAATAAAACATCATATAAAGACTATACTGAGTTACATATACTACGTAACGCTCGTACTCTTATAAATGAAGAAGATTTAAAAACAAAAGTCTTTAATATTATTACAAATTATATTAATACTATTAAACTTGGCGATTGGATAGATGTTAGATATTTAAATAATGAAATAGAGAAAATACCGGGCCTAGAAGAAATAAACACTGTAAGAACAGATCGTGATAATCAATCAATACCAGGTCTCTCATTATGTATATACAATCCAATATACAACGGAAGAGATATTAAAGATATAGATACTAGATATCAGCTTAAACCATATCAAATACCATATATTGAAAATTCAATTTCTTTTAAAAATAAAATTAAAGTAAAATCTACAGTAACTAATAAACGTATTGTTGAATATTGATGGCTGATACTAATGAAAATTGTCCTTTATCTGTTGCGGTTCCAATTGCGGTTTCTGTAAATACATCTAATACGGTCCCTGGTCCTCTAACAAACGTTCACGCTTCATCAGCAACCAACGGCGGCTTTACAAAGATATCTAAGTTTACATTTACCGCAAAACTCACAGGTGAGACATTATCAATGCAAGATCATTTTGATCCGGCAATATCTAGTACAATCGCTGTGTGGGACTTTGGTGATGGGTATAGTTTAAGTGCTACTAATGAATTAGTAACTACTCACCAATATAAAGTACCAGGAATATATACAGTGTCAATGTATTTTTATGATCTAGATGGAAACGCTTATATCAATACATTCACAGAGAGTATATCTGTTTACAACAAGCATTCAACAGACGTTAAAATATCCACAGAAGAGCTACCCGGGTTGACAGCGAGTGACTCTGGAGCACAAATATATGCCAGCTCAAAGTCCAATTGGTTTAACGCTGGAGTAGTAGCGTCTTGGCACGATATATCACCATCCGGAATTTATACACTATATGTTACTGCGAGTGGTAGTAAAGCAAAGCCGTATGACACTAAAAATAAATACGCTCACTTAATACCATACAATGCATTTTATACTATTGACGGGGATTTAATTGAAAGTGATGTTGGGTTGCAATTTGAACTTAATAATCACTGGTATGTTTTATCTGGATCATCATCAGGAACCGGTATTACACCTATCGCAACATCTAAGGTAGACTACTTTAAAGATAACGGATTTGAACCAATGTTATTAGGCGCATCGGTCTCAGCTGAATTTGGTGCGACCGACTTCTCTATAATTGACGGTGTTACTTCTGTCGGTGGTATCAGTGCGACAGCAGAAAAAATTCCACAAATTACATATTATGATGATATTCCAAATGATGACCCAGGAGTCAGACTACTATTTAAACTTGATACTAGTAAGCATAAACTTAAAAATTTCTACGTAGATGGAATTGATAATGATATCAATGAAAGTAAACGAAATTTCTTAGAGTCGAATAGTGTAGGATATTATACAGTAAGTGGAGCAAATACAATAGAAGGATACACCGTCAAAATTACAAAGCCGACCGTATCCCGTCTTTCATTTACTTCAACAGGAATGAAGGAAATGTCGGCGATTACATACAAAAGACAAGGTGATAAATTTCAAGTGTTTGTGAGCTTAGCAGATAATGATGCAAATATATTAAAATTATATCCTCAGTTTTTGAAGGCATCAACACTAACATCCGATTATTCGTTTTACTCTACCTGGACTAGCGGTGGAGATCTACACACTAGTGTTATTAGTAGTATTAGTACAAATAAATTTCCATATAATGCATCTACAGGAAACACAGAACTTAGTAGTTTTTTATATCTTAATGTTGATCCGTTAAGCTCCGGTACATGGACTTTAAATGTAACAGGCAATGTCCCTGGGTTGTCTAGTCAAAGTTCATTACCTGATTATGGTGGTTGTGTTGGTAGTGGTTGTGTTGGTAGTATCGGTGGTGGTGGTGGTGGTGGTGCTTCAACTAATCATATTACAGGTTCATATACGTTTACAGTTCTACCATCCACAAATGATGTTGAAGTGTATAAAATAAACGAA